GGGACTCAAGGGCGGGTTCACTGGACAAGGCGGCGGTGGCGCTGGCGTTGCATACATTGAAGTTGGCGACAACATTCAAGGGTGGAACGATGTGATCAGTCGTCTGCGCGGCTTCCGCCTGTCTACACAGAACAAGATACTGGAGCGGGCTGTCAAGCCTGCGCTGCAAATGATTGTGCAGGCGGCGCAGGAGAATGTGCTGAGCCTGTCTACCACGGGGCGGTACCATCGTGGGCTGCGCTCGGCGATTGCCAGCAAGACGAGCGTCAAGATCACAAAGGCATCAAAGAGTCGTGGCTGGTTCACGGGTCGCGCTGCTGTTTGGTATGGTGAGCCGCGCCGATCGTTGACAGGCAAAGGCAATCTGCTGCCTGCGGGGCTGGCGTCTACCGCCCATCTGATTGAGTATGGCTACAACCTGACGCACTATTTCGGTCGCAAGATTGCTCCGAGGCGCATACAAGCACGCCCGTTCATGCGCCCCGCCTACAATCAAGAGCGTGGTCCCGCCGAAGAACGCTTCAAGGAAGTCTTTGCGGACGCGATAGCCGATGCAACGAGAGGTAGCAAATGAGCCTCGATCAAGCCGTACGCGGCAGGCTGGTCGCTGACGCTGCAGTCGTGGCGATTATCGCGCAGCGCGTGTTCCCCGAAGCGCGAGCGCAAGGCTCTGCGCTGCCCTGCATCGTCTATGGCATTCAAGACGAGCAGCGGCTTGGCGGGTTGTCGGGGTTCGCTGGCGTCAGCAAGGCAAAGGTAGAGATCAATCTGCTTGCCGCTTCGCGCTCCTCCGCGCGCGCATTGGAGTCCGCGGTCGCTGCCGCGCTGGATTATTGGGGCGGAGCGGCGACAGGCACGGGCTACAGCGTTACCATTCAAGGCAGCCGTCACCAGCAAACAATGACGGGCTACATCGAGCCTGCTGCGGGCGAAAGCGTTGGAACCTTCTTCAGCACTATGTTCTTTCAGGTCCACTACTCATGAGCCTAACTGGATTCTGGACCATCAGCGTCACGAACGATGTCGGCGGCTCCACGGAAACGACAGCAGCGACCTTCCATACGCGGACGAAGGCATGGAGGCTGACTGGCATATCCTGCGCCGAGATCGACACCACGCAACTATCCTCGACCGTCAAGACATTCGTGCTGGGCACACAGGATCGCGGAATGATTGAGTTTGACTGCTATGTGGAGCGGACTGGCACGAACACCAGCGCCATTGTGCAGCGATCCGTTCCCACTACCCCGCAAGGCAACTGGGAGGGCACTTGCAGCACAGATACTTTGGTCGGCGGCACCAACTATCAACACACTTGCGAATGGGCTGGAGTGCTGCAATCAGTTACCTTCGATGCCTCGATTGACGAAGCCGTCACCGCCACCTATGCGGTTCGCTTGACAAGTCTGACATACACCGTGACGGGTACGGCGTAGTTGCGCTGAACTATTGACACTCTGCCCGCCGCCATAGAATGGAGCCACAATGCCAATCGGAATCTCAACAGGAACACGCATACAGATATCGAAGAACACTGGCGTAGCAGGTGCCACTCACACAATGGTGACCCTGCCGAATGTGACTAGCGCGTCCCTGCCTTCGCTGTCTGTCGCAGAGATCGACATTACCAACATCGGTTCGACCACCAAGTCATATATCTGCGGCACTTCAGACAACGGCACTTGCGAGTTTGCCTTCCAGCACGAACGCACCACGGCTGGTGCGCCTGCTGCGAATATCAAGGCGCTGATGCTCCGCGTGCCTGCTGCCAACACCAATCCCGATAGGATCGAGATTGCGTACAACTACGATGCGATTGCTTCGGGGCAGCAGTATGTGCTGGCGGCTTTCAATGCGCACTTCATGACTTCGACAATCGAAGGCTCCGTTGATGAAGTGGTCGGCGGCACGATGACATATCGGATCACGGGTGATGTCACCCTGACGGCACCCACAAAGTAAGCCTCATAAGGAGAGACAACAATGCCAGCATTCAGTTCGGTCGGTACAGCGTTCTCGGTGGGATCGGTGGTCGGCACTATCACCGCGATCAGTTTCAGCGGCTTCACTGCCGCCGAGATAGATGTCACCAGCATCACCAGCACCAGCAAGGAGTTCGTGCTGGGCACGCTCGATGGTGGCACTTGCGAAGTGTCCTGCATGATGGAGCGGTCGGCGGCGTTCAACATGCCGACTGCGGGCAACACAACGCCAACAAGTTTCACTGTCCGCTTCGGCGCTCAGGGCGGTGGTCCGACCGTTACATTCACGGGCTACATTCAGAACACAAGCGTGGAGGCATCCACGGACGAGGCGGTCACCGTCACCTATTCGATTCGGATGACGGGATCAGTTACGATCGCCAGCGGAACCTGATAACAGCGACACCTTGCCTGCACGACCGCTCAGCCCGCCGCTCTCGCGTTGGCTGGGCGGTCTGTGTTATGCTGCCTGCCATGAGCGACAATCTCAAAGCATCGGTGCTGGCGCTTGCCAGCAAAGTCAAGGTCGAGGCGTTTCCAAACGCGGGCGTAGATGGGCTGCATATCAAGGGGCTGACTGGTCGAGAGCGCGATTCATTCGAGGCGGCGTGCTTTCAGCAGCGCGGCAAAGAGCGCGTGATGAACACCGAGAACATTCGAGCGAAGTTACTGGTGCGGGCGCTTTGTGATGCGGAAGGCAAGCGCGTGTTCGGCGACAATGAAGAACATGCACTGGGCGCGTTGCCTGCCAGCATCCTCGATGAAATGTTCACCGTAGCGCAGCGCCTGAGCGGGCTTGGCGAGAAGGATGTCAAGGAGATCGAGGGAAACTAGCAAGGGGCGGGACGCGGCGCTTTGTGCTACGGCTCGCCCTTGCTCTACATGCCACGCAAGGTGAACTGCTTGATCGGTTGACGAGCGAGGAGTTGACCGAGTGGATGGTGTATGACGCAATGGAGCCTATCGGGCAGCACAGGCTCGACTATGGCTTTGGCATCCTGTCGGCGTTGGTCGCAAATGTGAACAGGAAGAAGGGCGGCAAGCCGTTCAGACCTATTGACTTCATGCCATTCTTGCGCGATCCTGATGAGGGTAAGACGATGATGCACGACACCGAATCGGCGCTGGCGTTCTTCGAGACACTAGCGGCGATGACTGGAGAGGCTTACGATGGCAACAGTCGGTAATCTGTTCGTCAATGTCGGCGCGAACACCGCCAACCTGACCAACAATCTGTCTGCCGCTGAGAAGCGCATCGAGCAGTTCAAGCAGAAGATGGCAAAGCAGTCGAGCGGCGCTGCGATCGGCGATGCGCTCGGATCAATGAAGCCGATCACGCTGGGTCCGTTGTCGCTCGATATAGCAGGCATCAAGAGCAAGTTCGAGGCGGCAGGCAAGGCGCTTGCAGGCAATGTGACCGAAGCGAAGGCGCTGCGCGATGCCATTGCGAAGGTCGCCGCTGCCGAGCAGAAGGTGCTGGATGTTCAGTCGCTGCGAAAGTCGGCTGGGCTTGCGCGTGCAACGATTGGCGCAGCAGGCTTTGATCCCAACAAGGCGCTTCCAAAGCCGCAAGACACCGAACGACTGACGGCAAGTATCAGCAAAGCAAATGAAGCAATGCGTGGCGCTACCGCCGCACAACAGTCTGCGAGTGCTGCCGCCGCGCAGCAAGTGCGCGTTACAAATGAACTCGCCGCCGCCAAGCAGCGGCTTGTTTCTCTGCAGCAGCGTGAAGCGCAGGTGGCATCTGTAGCGGCGGGCGCGAAGATGCCACTGCTTCAACGAGGCGCGAAGGGTCGCATTGAGTCGGTGCCCGATCTTGCAGCAGCCAAAGCAAACAACGCAATGATAGATGCCGCTGCGCAGCGTCATCAGCGTCTGACGCAAGCGATTGCCGATCAGCAGTCAAAGGTGAACGCGCTTACTGCGCAGCAAGTGAAGGGCGCGGGCGCGGTCAGCAAGGCAACTGAAGCGCAGGAGAGGATGCGAGCAGCCACCGAACGATTGACCGCTGCCAAGCAGGCGCTTGCAAAGGCAGAGGCGGCGAATGCAAAGTTGGCTCAAGTGTCCGCTGCGATAAGTGCGCGTGGCTTCGATCCCAGCAAGGCAATCAAGTTGCCCGACTTGAATGCAGCAAAGGCTGCGGTTGAGTCGGCAAAGTTGGAGCAGAATCTTGCCAGTGCTGCGCTTCGTGCTGCAGGGCTGAGGACGGCATTGATTGCGGTCGGCGCTGGCGCTGCGGCTGGAGCGGCTGCGGTGGGCGCATTGACAATGCACACCATCCGCGCATCGAAGGTGATGGGATTGTTAGAGGATTCGGCGCTGCGCCTCGGCACTTCAACCGACAGGCTGCAAGACATCAACAACTCGATGCGGCAACTTGGCGCTGCACCTGAAGCAGCAGAGATGGCAATGCTGCGCATGAGCGTCAAGTTGGAGGATGCAGCAGCGGGCGGCGAAGAAGCGGTGCAAGCGTTTGAGGCAATCGGATTGTCAATGGCACAACTCGATGGCAAGGATGCCGCCGAGCAATTCAATACCGTGCTAACCGCAATCCGCAACCTGACAACGCAGCAAGAGCGCGTCAAGGCATTGCGCGAGTTGTTTGGCAGGGGTGGTGTGGGGCTTGCAAGCGCGGTCAATCGCGGTCCAGCAGAAGTCGCAGAGGCGCAGAGGATGGCAGAGGAGGTGCGCATCCCTGCTGAAACCGTCACTCGTCTTGCTTACTTGGATGACACGCTAGTTCATCTCAAGGAGGGCTTCCATAAGATCAGCATGATGCTGGCGGGCGCGTTCTCGCCTGCTCTCGAACAGGCAGCGCATCATCTGTCGCGCATGATGGCGCAAGACCCCGAATCAATGGCGAGTGGTATGCAGTCGCTCGCCATGTCGATTGCGGTCGTGACGGATGTGCTGAACATCGTGGTGGGCGCGCTGCGCTTTGTGTTCAACCTTGTGCAAGCAGTAGCAGAAGCAGCGGCAGGACTCGTTGCTGGCGCGCTCGGCATGATCGTCAAGGCAATCGAATGGATTGTGTACGGGCTGGAGAAGATAAGCGGCTCCGATCTTGGCTCTGCCGCTATTGGCGAGTTCGCCGACTCAATGCTGATCGCTGCGAAAGATTTGACTACGGCGGCTGGCGCGGATGTCGCGGAGGCTTTCACGGGTGCTGCGGCGCACATGAAGTTTGGCGCCTCGCGGGCGGTCGCTGACGGCATCGAGAATGGATACACGGTTGCGCAGCAACACATCGGAGAACAGCCCCTAGTCATCAAGACCAAGTTGCAGATCGAAGCAGAGAAGGAAATGCAGAAGGAGATGGAGCGCAAGGCGAAGGAAGTGGAGCGCATAATGGATGCGGCACACGACAAGGCAAACACGCTGGCGCGCGGCGAGGTCGGGCAGCAGCGAGCGAAGTTGCAGGAGGCTGGGGCGAGCCAATCGCAACTCATGGAGTTCGATGCTATTCAAGCCATCATCGTCCACAATCAGGCAGCGGTTGATCTTGCGGAGCAGCGCAAGAAACAAGCAGAGGAGTTGACGAACGAGATGAAGGAGTTGGCGGAGGCTGCCGCCACCGTCAATATGACCGAAGCAGAGATCATGCAGCGCAAGTTGGCTTCACTCGGCGCGACCCGCCAACAACTTGCAGAGGCAGAGCGATTGTCGGAAGTCGTGGCTGCTGGCGAGGCGCAGCAGAAGTTTGATGACTACATGGCTGGGCAAGCGGCGGCGCTCGCCAAGATTCAGGGCAACACAGAAGAACTGCTACGCGCCGAGTTGGTGAAGATGGGGTTGGTCGGCGCTGCGCTTGAACAAGCCCTGCAGCAATCCGTGGCAATGAACGCGCAGATCGAGCAGGCAGAGCGGGACAAGGCAGCGCAAGACGAAGCAATCAAGGAAGCCGAGGCAAAGCGGAAGGGCATCGAGGACACACTTGCCAACCTACGCATCGAGGCGGCGCAGTTGGGTATGACGAACGCAGAGAAGTTGGCGGACAATCTGCGGCGTGAAGGCGCAACTGAAGGACAGGTGGCAGAGGCGGTCGCGCTGCAAGAGTCAATAGACAAGTTCGCTGCGCTCGATCCCGCAAACATATCCGACACGACTGCTGGCATCGACACCGTGCTGGGCAATATGAAGATGGGGATGCCTGCCGAAGCGGTGTCAGCCGCCGAACAGACCGCGCGCCTTTCAGAGCAGCAACTGTCGGTGCTGAAGGAGATCGAGTCGCTGCTGGCTGGCGGCTCCGCTGCGCTGCCCGAAGGCGCAACAGCAACGATAGCCGCTGCAGATGCCGCCGCGCCTTCGAGTATTGCATCATCATCATCAAGCAGCGCGGCGGTCGCCGCTGGCACTGGCACATCTATCCCTGCGATGGATCGCGTGATGACAGACATGCTGAACGAAGAACGCAAGCACACCGCCCTGCTGACCACCATCGCAACGAACACAAGCGCCTTCGCGGGAGTGCTGACCTGATGGCGGTGTTCATCAAATCAGAGCAGTATGTCAAGGGCGAAGGCGGACAGCGTAAGTTCACGCGGTCGCTGATTGTCACGGGCGTCGCTGACACTTCCGCCGCCATCAACGCAACAATGGCTGAACTGCCTGCAACCTTGACGCTCGATAGTTTCGTTGCCGCTCGCGTTGACATCACCGCGTCAACGATCAGCGAAAGCACTGGCGCGGCTACCCGCACCTATGAGGTGGTGGGCACCTACGACACCGAGAATGACAGCAGCGAAAGTTTCGTTGCGCTCAACATGGATTCCTCCGCTGCGCCGATAGATATGTGGCGAGCGAACGCGAGCGCGCCATCAAGCCTGAACACACCGAACGACAATGACATCGGCGGCACGAAGGTCGATCAAGGCGGCTATCCCATATCGTTCCTTGTCCCGCAGCAAACGCTTACGATTGTCAATATCAAGACCACCAACATGGCGGATTCGATCATTGCCTCGATGGGCAAGAGGAATAGCGGATCGTTCGCGGGCGGCGCTGCTGGGTATGTGCTATTCGCGGGCGCGTCCGCGATTCGCAAGGGCGCTTCCGAGTACGAGATCACTTACAAACTGACTTGGGATGCCTTCGCTCATTGCCGCCAGCAGCCTGTCCGTGACTTGGACGGCAAAGTCAAACTGACAAGCGGAGCAGGCACTAGCCTGCCCGCTGCCGAGAAGGTTCTGTGGCGGCAGCCGTTCCCCGCAACATCGTCATTCGCTTTCATCTCGCTTGTATGAAGCCGACCATCACACAAGGGTTGGGCGCTTTGACTCCTGCCGCGTGGCAGCAGATATACAACGCGGTCGGGCGCGGCGGCGCTGAGCGGGAGGTCGATCATGTCACTATGGATCGGTTCTCCGCTCGCATCACTGGAAGCGAGAGCGTGGGCAACAACAAGTTCGCCTACAGTTGGCGCCGCAATCGACAGACAGCGGGCGGCGAGACGAACGAATGGACTGATGGGGTGGAGGTCGGCGGCACTAACACCGAGACCGAATATGCCCGCGCCGTCAATACCTATGAGGGCAGCAACACTGCCTCGGTTGCCTATGGACACGCCGTCAATGCAAACGGCGGGCTGGTCAATCAAGACGGGTTCTCGGTGGTCGCCGTGCCGACTGGAACCGTAGTGATCATGAACGCGCTGCGCGGGCTTGACGGCAAGATGTCGTTTCAGTTCTCCGCTCCGAATCCGATCACAGGCGAATGCCCCACGCCGCTGACCGCTGTGGCGTATGACGAGGGCTTGTACCCGCTCCCGTCCTGACACTATGCCTGCGAATCCATATCAACTCTTGCATTTGCGGTCGGGCATTGCGGGGCTTGCGCCCGTTGTCGGTGACATGCAGATCGGGCAGATCGCTCTCAACTACTACGATGGCGCCCTATTCATCAAGACCTATCAAGGCGGCATCACTGAAAGCGTCATCAGGATTGACGGTCGCAAGACGCAACTCGATGTCTACACAACGAGCGGCACTTGGACGAAGCCTGATGGTGCGGCACTGGTCGAGGTGATACTGGTCGGCGGCGGCGGCGGCGGCGGCAGCGGGCGGCAAGGCGCAACCGCAACGATCCGTGGCGGCGGTGGCGGTGGCGGTGGCGGAGGAATGTCGCGGCGGCTATACGCAGCGAGCGCACTGGAGGCAGCGGTAGCGTTCACGGTCGGCGCGGGCGGCGCGGGCGGCGCGGCGGTCGGCACCAGTAGCACAAACGGCGCGGGTGGCGGCGTGGGTGGCGGTTCACATATCGAGGGCAGCGGCTATCAGATTCAGCGAGCGGCGGGTGGCAGCGGCGGCGGCGGCGGCTCGACAGCGGGCGGTAGCGGCGGCGCGGGCGGCTTGTTTGAGACAATCGGACAATCGGGCGGCGCGGGCGGAACGCGGAATGGCACATCAACGGGGATCGGAAACTTTGCGGCTGGCGGCGGCGGTGGTGGCGGCGGCATCAATGCAGGAGGATTGTATGGGGTCGGCGGCTCCAGCCTGTCGCCGTACTGGACTAACTATGCGGCAGCGGGCGGCGAGGTCTTGAACGATGACCCGTGCGAGTTTGAGCCTGTGGGAGACGGGCTGACCGTGGGTTGGCTCGGCACGGGCGGCGGCGGTGGCGGATCGTGGGACGGCGATGCCTGCGCGGGTCAAGCGGGCGGGCTAGGTGCGTTGTACGGCGGCGGCGGCGGTGGAGGCGCGGGAACATTGAACGGCGCAGCAAGCGGCGCAGGCGGCGCAGGCGCAAGCGGCGTGGTAGTGTTCGTCACGATGTTCTGATGGCTTGTCAATCATTGACACCCTGCAATAATCCATCAATGCGTACCGTTCCATTCATACTCGCTTTGATCATGCTCGGCGGCTGCGTTTCGCACAGCGAGCGCATCGCATCGTCCACGAATGAAATCCGCCAACTAGCATCGAGCAGTCACGACCGCTTCGCTGCTATTGGCAATGAAAGCGTGAAGGACTCGCCCGACATGCCGACCATCGCCAATCAATCGGAACAGGGCATGAACGAGCAGAAGCGAATCCTGACGCTGACCGACCGCATCTACATATCGCTGACTGGGGTCGAGGACGAAACGCCTGCGTGGTTCGGCGTTGTCGTATGGATATGCGTTGCGCTGTCCGTCATCGGTGCCGCTTTCCTTGTATGGCATCTTGGGCTTGGGCGATTCATCTCGCGCTGGCTTGCGCTGATTACTCCAGCCGAGCGTGGCAAGGCACAGATGGCGGCTTGCCTGCTAGACTCTGACGATGAGCGGGTGAAGTCGCGCGTCATGCAGATGCGCCGAGATGATCCCGTGTTCGATCGTGCGTTCAGACAAGTAGCCCCGCTCGGAAGGCGCGGCAAGAAGGAGAAGAAGAAATGACCTTGATTGCAAGTGCAGAGTCGTTCATAGGTTCGCTATGGTTCGCTGGCTTGTGCCTGCTGGTCGGGCTGATACTCGGTCACTGCGGCGCGCTCGGCTGGGTGATGAAGAAACTGTCCAAGTGATTCAATGAGTGTCGCTGGGTGCTGCTGCGGTCCGCAGGAACAGTTGCCGTGTAGTAGTTGCTACGGCGGTAATCCCTGCTATACCTTGCAGCCTGCGCCAATCCC